ACAGGATCTCGTTTTGTTTCTGAACGATTTTACCTTCACTGTGTATTGAGTACGTAAAGAAAGTGCTAAACCCGATCCATTTGGTGTGACTACTCACTCGACTGTCTACAAAGTCTTTGAGTTCTTGCACACCCCATGCACTGAAGAAGTCTAAGACTTCTACGTCCCAGTCTCTTGTCTTCCTTATATGAGATGCGATTCTGTGAGCACCATGACCACGAACCGCAACTTCTATTCCAGTGTATCCAACTGGATACATCACATCTGCTCCAGTTAGGATAAGAGCATGATTCATTTTAGTTGAAGCATCTTTATTTCGTTGTACTTGGTTCTACCCACAGTCTTCCAAGAAGGGTAGGGTTCTACGCACTCTACTTCTTTAAAACAATCTACTTTGTCCCATCCAGTTTTTGCCCAGAAATTTTCCATAGCAGGAAACGATGCAATAAGATATCCATTAGGTTTCAGACTCTTTACAATTGCAGGTACACATTCAGCGGTCAACAAACCAAATGCAAATACACCACACATGAAAATTACATCATAGGTCTTAGGCAGTTCACTATAACATATGTCGTGTTGAGTCACACTCTTATAGAACGGACGTGATTGATTACACATGGTTTCGGAGATGTCATACGCATCCCAAGGTGCAACACCATCCGGATAAAGTTCTTTTGCAAGTAGACCACTACCCTGTCCTATCTCAGCAACATCAAGTTCGTCAAGGTTGAGATCCAACCTATTAACCAACTCTGCCATCTTTACATGACTGGCACTGAAGAATTGTTTGACGTTCTGTTCGTAGGATCCCCAGTTATCATAGAGAGATTGAACATCCTTCATCTGAGGATGGATGTTAGCCTTCGCCTTTTTCTCCATGTAGGTTTCTTTTGGTAAGGATTGAATTGGAATGTGATTAGAACTTGTTCCGTGCATATTCCAATTGAATCCTATGATAATTTTTCTACCCGTAACAACAGGTGATCTGTGGGGTAACATAGAAGGGAACAGTACCACACTACCTACTGGCAACTGAAGACCACTACCAAATATCTGAGTCGCTTCTTCGGGTCTATTCAGATCAACCGTAATCACTCCAGTTAAATTTGCACCTGTGTGAGTATGTGATGGATAGTCACCACCCTCATTATATGCATGGAACCACATAGATTCGATATTGTAATTCTCGCATCCCCAAGTCCTACAGTAGTCTTTCAGTATAGGGTGGATCCTTTCCTTAACAAGTTTGTAGTAAGGTTTTCTTTCTGGACGAAACTCAGACGGAGAGTCACTGATATCGTAATCAGATTGTGCAGGCCAGTTACTACTAATAGTAACCGTATCTAAAAATTCTTTTCTGAACTCTTCGAAGTTCTTTAAGTGGAATACCTGTATATAATTCATCTCATCATTTCTTTGGTCATGATATAGTCACGTACAAAGTCAGACCTCACAATGTCTGCCCAAGTGAATTCTACCATCGTAAATTTTTTCATCAATTCTAATATCGCAGTAAACTGATTTACTCCTGCTTTATCCTGCGTCTTAGTAAAGTCAGACTGGTAGTAATCACCACAGAAGATGATTCTACAATTATGTCCAACACGAGTAATTATACTATCTAGTTCGTGGAATGTCAAGTTCTGCATCTCATCTACGATGATGATTGAGTCACTGATCGTCGTTCCTCGAATGTGTGATGTGGATATGAAATCAATCACTCCGCACTTCGATAGTTTCTCGTATGCACCACGGTCTTCAAACAACTCAGTACATATCTGTCGATATGGCCCCGTGTATGCATCTATCTTTTCTTCGAGTGTGCCTGGCAGAAAACCGATCTCTCGTGTAGGTACGATGGATCTGACAATGGTAACGTTCTCGAAAGTATTGCCCTTGTCAAGGGCATCTTCTAGTGCAAGGTACATTGCAAGAAAGGTCTTACCTGATCCTGCAGTACCAGACATAACTATATGGTTACCTTCGTCCCATGCTTTGAAAACAACTTCCTGAGACATAGTAAGAGGTTCAATCGTCCGGAGATGATCGATCTTTAAAATCTGTGGTTTGGTCATTTGATTAGGTCTTAATCGTATTCCCTCTACCGGATCCTTTTTTGATTCGGTTAAGATGGTCTTTCCATCCGTCACCTGCCGTATTCAATGCGGATTTACCGGCAGACACAAGAGCAGGGGTGCTCGTAAAGTGTCGGGTTAAATGTGGGTTATCCTTTAAGAAGTTATCGTAGTCTGCAATCTTTACATTCACTTCTATAACTTCATCGGTCTCTTTGTTTTTAAAATCATAAATCGGCATAATATGTCCTTTCCATACGACACCCCTCCGAAGAGGGGTGAAGAGATATGGATCACCTACCTTAGTTGAGTCACTGTTTGGTCAACAATTGTTTGATTGAGAAACGCTTGTTTTTTCGCTAATTTGTAAACAAGATCGTCCCGGCCTTTTTTCTTCAACCGTTGGATATAGTGATCCAACTCATGACTATCCCTTTTAAGTCTTTCTAATTGTTTTTCTGACATCAACACCTCATATGTTTGTTAATCGGAATGGTTAGGTTTTTATTAGGTTTGGAAAGGTCTCCTCCGTTAGTTTTTTAGTTAAGTATTTCACTGGTGGTTGCTTATTCACCATTGACAAAACGAGTTCCGCATCTGCGGGATGGATTGCTTCCAACAATCGGATGAACATGTTCTCCCTTTTGTACGCTGGCATGTTATCGCCAGGCCCGCCTTTCACAAAGTATCCAAACTCTTTGTGTTTTTTCAGTAGGGTAGAGGGAACAGATTCCTCCCGATTAGGAGTGAATGGGGGTTTTCCTTCGGGGAGAAGGAATTGTAGAGAGTCATCAAATGTGCCTCTCAGTATGTCTTTAAATGCAGGAACGTCTGCGTACTTCAATAGTACTTCCTTCCTTTTCGCTTTACTTGTTTGCTGTTCAAACTCGTCAAAGATCTCGAAGACCTGTTTCACAGTATAGTGTACCATATTCTTTCACCTTTAATGTATATAGGGTTTTGAGGTTGTCTAATGTATATATTCCTCAAATAAAATTAAAAAAAACCCACCACCCCGAAGGATGATGGGAAGGGGGGTTCATCAACTATCCATAGGAATCATTACCAATTTTCGTCTAGTCAACTTCCCATTCTATCACTTGATAGTTATTCATTCCGTTCGCTTCTGCATACTCTATCGCAGCTTCCTCACTCTCGAAACACAACTCAGGTAGGAACTCTCCGTTCTCCTCTAAGTAATAAACACAATCATCCACAACACACCTCTAAAAACTCACGCATACCAACTTCGGTAAAAATCCTTTCCTTCTTCCGCAGGACTCGCATATCGAACATCATCGATGTTGATCCCACGACCAGTGATTCGCTTCTTGAACTCTTGTCCAATGAACGCATCTTTGACAGGGACAACACGGTCACACATGAATCCCTCACTACCATCAATACTTTGAAGAGCAATCTCACGAAGGACAACACTCGCACCCTTCTTCTCAACTACTTGGTAGGCATCGACATTAGTCTGTTCCCAACCCCAAGAAGCAACAAAGATATCACCCTCTTTCACACTCTCCTGTGCCTTGACACGGGCAGCAGCACGAGCAATTTTGCGTTCCTCTTTGAATTTCTTCGCACGTTCAATACCCGCAAGAAACTCTTCAAGATACTGGTTCATTCGTTCGAAACTACCGAACACATAGTTGAACTCAATCTTGTAACCCAGACGGGCACGAGGTGAAGGACGCACACACATCGCAACAGGACGTTCCGCATCAACAGTCAACTCAAGACCTTCCGCAGCAAACTTCTCAATAAATTCCATAATCATCTCCAAAACAAAAAAGGGGGGGAGAAGCAGTGAACCCCGAAGGTTCCTAGTCGATTGTGACACCAGATCTCCCCAATCAACAAAGACATTATCTCATGATTTTATCTTGGTGTCAACACTTTTTTTAGACTTTTTTGCTATATTAACCACTTCTGTTATGTAATAAGTGTCATAACGAAACTCATCACAACCCGTCTGTCCTGCCTGTAGTATCTCAGACATTTCAAATTCCCCGTCCATAACCTTATCCTCTTTGGTTCCGGTTATGTCAGAGAGAGTGATTTTCCACTTACTTGACCCAGACATGGTTATACTTCTCTGGTAAGTTGTCACAGGTATATGCGTCATCTGGATGATAATTGATCACCTCGACACATTCCCCTGTAGAATTAGACATATGAACATCAGGCATATTGATCACACTCAATAACCCCTGTCCCACCGCAGTGAGGTAAATAGTCCCCACTACAACGACGAAGATCAACGAGTACCACATCTCGTTAACCTCCATTTGGTGTTTATCTTTTCTTATAGGATTCATTATGCCTCCACTCTGTCGTGAATTGCAACCGCACCGTAGAAAGAACCACCAAGTAGTTTATCACAAAGTCTTGAGAACCTTGAGTCACTCGTACCCGCATAGTTCCCACCGAACATAGTCCACTTGTCTTTCTTAGACACTGGAATCAATCTGAGGATCTTTCTTCCACCGATTGGTTCTGCCATCACAAGTTCTGCGGCAGGATAGTCCTCGCACGGTTCAAAAGGCCCTTCTGCGTTCACCACAGTGAAACCCTTTGCGTAAGATGACTCACCACCTGCAGTACAGTCCACGTTACCAAGGAACGAATCAGTCCTGTCCTGCTTGTATATGTTTACATGAATTCCCATAATTTACCTCACTTTTCTTAATTACAAGGTAATTATCTCATAATCAAAACAAGATGTCAAGGGTTTTTTGAAAAAAAATTAAACTTTTTTTAGATCATTTTGCTATATGTTTCGAGTGGATTTTGCACCCAATGAACTCGTTATAGTAATCATCTTTTAATAGGACATCCCGTTCAAACTGTTCCTTTGCCTCATAGTAAGAACACTCTCCCTTGGTCTTGCATAGTCTCAGGATCTCACGGTAGTAGTTGTCAACACCTCTTTCCTCTACAAGGGTCTTCAGATCCTCTGAGGATCCGTAGTAGGTCTTCCAATCACTTTCTGATATTTTAATACGCTTACGGGTCTTTCCTTTCAATGGCGGGAGTCTCCTGCGACTCCAGAAGAATTTTTTACCGATATACTTCTTGTCAGATGACCTTTCGGTAATCATGTAGACGAACCCCTGCCACTGAGACAGTTCTTCTTCTGTAGGTTCGAATGGTACGTTCTGATAATGCCACATATTACTATGTAGCTTTAGATTACCTCGTTGTTTTCGTCAACCTTAATTTGAGTAGGTTTGGGACACCTGAATCGTGTCGTAAGATATGTGCACATGTGAACTATGTCGCCTGGCATACACAGTCGAGCGCCTGGCCCCCTTACGGAGATTTCACGGGAACCTCTACCACCTTCGATAACGTAGGTAGTCCACCTCTGTCCGTTAGTCTCATTGTAGATATCGATCTGTTCCCATAGTTTGATATTTGCTTCTGACATGAGATCAGGATCTATCGCAACAGATCCTTCGTAGTCTAACTGTGTATCGGTGACAGTGGCACGGTGTATTTTGGATTTTAAATATGTAGATAAGTGCATAATTATGTTAGGTAGTCAATTATTTGGATACAGGTGTACTGTAACAACAGAACACTTGCGATTGCAATTACAGGGTAAACACAGTTTGCCAACATAGGGTTCTTGTTTACCCACTCTTCTATTTCTTTGTCATTCATCGGAATCTTTCAACTGAACAAGGTTTGAATCAGATCCGCACATCGGACAATGCGCTGGCGGATCGTCATCTTCATGAACAATAATAGTAGTCTCTATGTCACAGATCGGACAGTCGTTAACATACTTGAAAGCATCTGTCACGCTGCACAACCCGTTCCGTCTAACTCACACATGACTGGTGCGGGAGCACCTTCTTCTTCCCATCCCCAGTCACCTTCCATTCCGTTTACAGAATACTCAGTGACTCGTTTTTCAAAGAAGTTGTCATGAGACGCACCATTCAATACCCAGTCTAACCAAGGTAGTGGATTGTCCTTTTGTCGAAACTTCGGTTTCAATCCTAGTTGAAGTAAACGTCTATCCGCAATGTGACGGATGTATTGTTTCACTTCTTCCTTCGTTAGACCCTCGACATCATTACCTCTAAAAGCAAGTTGAATGAACTTGTCTTCTAGTGTAACAGCAGTCTTTGCCATCTCATAGATCTTAGACTTGAGTTCATCGTTTACGATACGTGGATGTTCATCACAGAACTCACGGAACAGTTTTGCGTTACCCTGCACGTGTAGAGACTCATCACGTATCGACCACTCAACGATTGTACCCATACCCTTCATCTTACCGAAGCGTTGGAAGTTGAGTAACATCACAAAAGAACTGAACAGACTCATACCCTCGTTGAATACTGATTGTGCGAGTGCAAGTGCAAGTCCGGTGTGAGTGTTTGAGTCACCTTCTTTCATGAAGTCAACCTTGTCTGCCATCTCCTTGAACTCAAGAAACTTGTGGTACTCTTCGTCGGGTAGACCCAGAGTATCATTCAACAGTGCATACGCACGTTGGTGTACTGCTTCTCGACCCGCAAACGATGACAACATGTTACGGACTTCATTGTTCTTGAATTTTGGAATCAAGAGTTCGTGATAGTTCTCACCCACCTGTACGTCTGACTGAGTAAACAGTCTCAAGATATGAGTAATGAACTCTTTCTCTGATTCAGTTAGTTTGGTTTTCCAGTCCTGTACGTCTTCGGACAGTTCTGCTTCGTCTTCAATCCAGTGCACCTCTTCGTGCTTCTTGGATAGTTCTACCGCCCATGGATACTTGAACGGTTTGTAAGTTGTACTAAATTCTAATAATGCCATTTATCCCTCGCAAGCTTTGCATTCGTCTTCTTCGTTATTTTCTGCCGGTGTGTCTAACCATTCCATTAGTTCTTGATAT